CCCGCCGCCACCAACCACAATCACAAAAATATCTGTATATTTGCGGTCGAACGTATGGGTAAAGCTCCCCGGCGATGTGTATTCCTTTACTAGGCTATATCCGATTGAGCCAAGCGCCTGTTCAACACTCGTATCCACGTACCGCTTGTTGGCGGCGTGGTTTTCGCTGGTCGGTAGCCCGCTTAAAGTGAGAGGCCCCGTCATTGTCCCGCCAGTCAAAGGCAGATACTCGCCTCCGCCCTTCCCCGCCAGCTCGTCGATAGCCTCTTGTACGTTGGTAGCCTCCAGTCCGCTACCCGTGTTGCTGTAGCCCACCTGCTCGGCGGAGAGGCCGCCGCCCTCTCCGTCTTCTGTCACCTCAATGGTGTAGGGGCCGTCGCCCAGGCTCTCCCCCATCTGCATCGTGCCGCCGCCGGGAACAGTGACGGCGTCGTTAATTTTCCCAATGGCGGCATCAATTTGTTGTCCTGTGTATGCACCGTTGTACCCTTCGGTTGTCGCCATATTATCACTCCCTCATGCAGAGATACGGTTTCCCGTCAGCGCAGATATACATCGAACTGCCCAGTGGGATGTAATAGTAATTATCGTTCCAGCTACCATCCTTTCCCTGCGCAAATAGGGATATGCGGTAGTCTCCATCCCCGTGAACAAGATAATCGTCGTAGACCTCAAAACTACGTTCTGTGTTGGCCGGGGTCGCGGAGAAGGAGGCCACAAGAGCCCCTTTCCCCACGCCGTAGTTCTCCCCGTTTTTTGTGGCCCGGCACTCAAACGCCTGATATGGGATGTCCGACTGGAATTTTACAATGATATGATCAAATCCAGCTTCATCTGATACTTTGTTACCGGAGACAGAAAAGGTTAGCCCTGGCGCGGCCATTAGGCCACACTCCAGATGCCCGCCTCAGTCTTAACGAACACCTTGACAATCTTGACGTTGTCGCCGCTGCTTGCAGTCTCAAGGTCAGTTCCGGTAATGGTGACCTCGACGGGCGTAGACGCAGGATAGTCTCCATCAGCCCCGCTGGTGTTAATAGAGCCACCGTCGGTTGGGATGAGCACACCGGCATCCTGAGTGCTGGAGTTTGCTGGCACTACGCACACTTTGTATTCAGCAAAAGCCACATCCACGGTGAAGGAGATTTTAGACTTGTTATAACCTTCCACCTTAGAGATTTTGCTTTTGTCCGGGCCGGTAACTGTTACTACAGGTACAGTGGTGTTGAGGGTAATATCGTCGGACACGGCGGCACTTTCGTTGCCCACATCGTCCCTGACTTTGATATGTACGGTTTTTAGCCCGTCACCGGAAGTCAAATTGACACTCTTTGTAGTGGAAAAGGTTTCCCAACTGGCCGACGCTTCCTCCGCTACACCGTCAATGCCCCAAATCTTCATTTGGTAGCCGGTGGTAACATCATCCGAAACTCCGATCGTTAGCTTAACCGCTGTGCTGGTAGCATATAGGGCACCGTCATTGATGCTTAGTGTTAGGCCAGACGGCGCAGTTGTGTCGAGTGTAAGATTAAAATAACTCGCCATGTTTACTTCTCCTTTTCTGTTTCAAGTTCCAGGTAGAAATATCCGCCCGGTCTGGTATAAATCGTTTCGTCTCCAACGGAGGCTGACTTTACACCTAATGTCCCAGCAAATAGCTCAGTCACCGGGATATCTCCAATGTTGAGCATATCGTCACCCCCGAATCAGGTATAGGGTTCTTTGATCTTTTTGGGGAAGTTCATCATATTCCGCTCGGTCTAAAACTTTGATGACGTTGACCTCCTGGGAAGATACATTACCAGTTCCTCCACCTCCGCCAGCAGGCAGCGGGATATCCGACGCCTCATACCGTCCACTGTCCGGGTTCCAAATCTCCCAAAATCCATCCAGGCCGGGCCTCGGGGGATGCTGGTTCAGCTCTGTGATACGCTCCTCCATCTGCTCAAACTCGGATGGTAGAGGAGGTGGGAAAGCGTCTACGGCGTTAATGGAGTCATGGACCGTTGCGTAGAATATATTACTGTGCCGCACCTGCTCCCCGAGTGTACCCCTAACCTGCATTAAATACTGGCCGTCATCAGCCAGCATGGAGGCCGTCAGCAAGGCGGAGTACACTTGCCCGACGCGCTGGAGCTGGATAATATTCTTTTGACCGTCTTTCTCCACATCCACCTTTAAGTCCCACTCGTCTGTGAGGTCGGTGGAGATTTCGAGGGCTACAACCTCATTGTCGCCCTCAAACCCTAGGCAAAATTTAGGCGGGGTGCAGATGTACCAATCCGTCATGATGAGCATTATGCCCCGCCCCCATCCATAGCGGCCACCTTGTCCAGAAGGGCATCGATCTCCTCACCGCTGTATTTGCTGGTATACGAGCCTTCCCCCTGCATCTCCGATACGATTCGTTCCAGTTCCGATACTCGCTCTTCCATTGTCATTGTATCACCTCAGACTGCAAAGATTTGGCGGCCACGCCCGAAAAAGAGTTGCCCGCCGCGGGCCCGAAATCGTCCGGATTCTGATGTTTTAGGCTGTTGGTAGTATACCAGGATACCGCCTGGACCTCCGTTTGACCCACGAGAGCCTTTCCCCGCCGAGCCGCCGTCATTAGTAATCCAGATGCCAGCCGCTCCTGCAATTTCAAAGGGCTCCGAAGATGCAAAAATGCCTCCGGCACCACCACCGCCGCCGCCGCCATGCCCACCATTTCCTCCAGCACCAATTTTATCTTTGGATTCAGGAGGATCAGGGGATGCACCATCTCCACCTTTAGCCCCTTTCCCGTTTGTTTTGCTACCTCCTGGCCCACCATTCTTTCCAAATGCGGCCCCGCCACCGGCTCCGCCGCCGTACAATTCCACTGTTTCTGACCCGAACCCCTCATACGAATATTTGAAGGGGATACCGCTTTGTCCGCCAGTATTCGGGGGGACATCCTCGCCGCTCTCTCCATATTCTCCTCCTCGGCTGGATGCCTGCCCGCCACGGCCACCCGCAGCACCGTTAACGCCTTCTGTTCCGGGTTTAGCAAGCACATCTCCAGATACTGGGTCGGTATATCCTGTATCAGATACGGCCCCCTGTGCAGACGACAAAGCCCCGAAAGTCGTTTCGCCACCAGCAGTGCCCACGGCCCCATTCGTCGCTCCTCCAACGCCTGGGGTGCCGCACTCATAGTGGATGACCTGACCAGGGACAACATCAATTGTCGCCCGGTAGACCTTTCCGCCAGCGCCTGGAGAGCCCTTGTCTCCGCCTTGCCCGCCATCTTCTGGCGAATCAGACCAAGATCCTCCGGCGTTTTGATCCTTCGAAGTCACAATAAGCTGAGATGAGCCGCCCGATTCGCCGTCAAAACCAGCCTGACCTCCTGTCCCCGCTTGGATGCAGACGACAGTAAGCGAATACACTTCATCCGGGATAACATAATCGCCGCTCCCTATAAGTATGTCCTCATAGTCGTAATAGGTCTGATCCTCCGGCGCCGGAGGGATGTATCCCACAATTCCCTCCTCAGACGCCTTAAGAATACCGCTCATAGCAAGGTCAGACGAGCCCAAAAAGATTTCTGCTGTGCCACCGTAAGGATGAGCCGTGCGCACGATATCCCCAGGCTGCTCACCGCTCCACACGACATCCTGCGTAATAGTTTCCCGGTGGGCATAATATTCTGCTAATCTCTCGGCAACTCCTACTGAGTTAACCAGGGACACCAGGTACGCCTCTTTAACGGTGATATCGTCTCCGTTTACTCCTTGGCCGACATCGCGTACTACGTCCCTCATGCTGTGGATATACTTGGTTCCAGTAAGGGTACCAGTTCCGGCCGACACCTTAGCGTAATTACAGTTGCTTTCCAGCACAGTAAATCCATTGGCCTTGAGGTCATGTACCGGCTCGTCAAAACGGATAATATCGCCCTGTTCTGCCGCACCGTCGAACAGCTCTGCTGTTTCGCTACCCTCTTTCCAGGAGTGCTCGGTTACAATTACCCTGGACACTGGAGTACCATAGTCCACAGAGCCGCCGGTGTAGCAATTGGCCCCATCCCGTGCCCAGCTCACACCGCTATATAGGGACGTAATGCGCAGCACACCGTTAGATAGGGTGCTCAGATAGGCACCAATAGCAAAGAGCACTTGTGCCAGATTGTCCCGCGCTGTGGCAATAGGAAGCCAGCCATAGAGTTGATAGTCCCGGAAAATTGTCTTGATTTCCACGGTGACGCCGGTTCCTGCCACGATATCGGCCACCACTTCCGCCACCGTTTGCCCAGTGTAGAGCCCGCCATAGTGGGTCTTGCCCATGAGTAGGCCAACGGCGGAGACGGCGGAAATCCGGTATGACTGACGACCTACCCGGCCCACAGACTGGACGTAAAAGGTGCCCAGACGACGGCCCTTGTATTCATACTCCAGCTTGTCGTTGCGCACGTATTGGGTTAGGCTGGTGTCCTCACTGTCCACTTCAAACTCCAGAGTATTGGCCGCAAGGGAATCCGATAGAGCAGAGGTCTCCAGCAAGCAGTCCCCAGTTGTGAGGCGATAAGCTGCGTCGAGGTCATCCGAAAACTCCTTTCCTACATATGTAATGCGGTTCCTCACATGCTCACCTCATTCCGGGATTCGTTGCGGCTCTATGGCGGTAAATTCCACCGTCAGCCCTGTCCAGCGGGTCACCCCGCCCACCTTGTCCTTTTTGGTGTGCCGACCGGAGGTCACCATAGCCTCGAAGGTCATGGTGGTCTGCCCATCTGGTAGTGTAATGGTATGGCTATCCACCGGGGCGGATATGGCCCTGAAAAAGGCGTCGTAGTCGGCCCTGTACCCTGGGTCTGGTTCAACCTCCATAGAATAGTCATAGTAGGTGCCCACCACGTCCCGGATCTCCCGGCCAGACATAGCTCTTCCTGCGTTATCCCCGTCCTCCACGCGGAAGGACTGCTCCAGGGTGCCCAGCCGTACCCTTACTTGGTAGGTCACCCCATCCATGATGATGGACATACTCATACCTCCGTCAGCTTCACACCCTGCCGCTTGGCCTCGTCGTCCAGGGAAAGCTTAAACTCTCGCATAAAGCCTCCGCCCTTATGCAGATACAAGTGGATGTCCTGTGTGCTCCTAGCGCCGCCTCGTTCGGCAAATGCGTCCCCAGCCGCCCGTTTGATTTCCGAGTAGGGCGCCACAATCTCGGTCTCTCGTTTGTTGTCACCCAGCACCGCCAAGAACGGGTCGTTGGGCGGCACTACGCCGCCACTAGCTAACCCAGGTATATCTCCATAAGCAGAAGATCGTCCACCGGAAACTGCAACTTTCTGGAGATCTTGCGATGCTTGATTTGCCCGTTTTGTTGCGGAGTTAATTGAGAGCATAATCGCAGCAATACCTGCCGCAATGGCCGCTGCTGCAATGCCAAGTGTAAGCGCTGACTGGAATGCGCCCACAGCAATAGCTGCAGCAATAGCCGCTGACGCTACTAATCCAAGAATTGAAATAACCTTTTCAGCTCCAGACATGCTATCCCATACTGACGCTATCTTGGCCGCCAATGCGACAAAGACGCCTATAGCGACCACTACAATAGCCAGTTTCCATCCGAGACCACCCGTAATCGTGCTTAGTTTGGATAATACACCTGAGACCGTTTCAACTACTCCAGCCACTGGGCTGATCGCCGCCAGCAGTAACGCAATCCAAACAATTACTTTTTGAGTTCCGCTATCCAGCCCGTTAAACCAATCCAGGAACTGTGCCGCTAGTTCCGTCAATTGAGTCACAAGTGGCTGCACACTTTCGGCCAGTTCTGCAATGGACGTTTGTAATTTCAGACTGGCTTCTCGATTCTGAACTAGGCCCTCGTTATTTTGACGCCATCCCTCATATGCTCCACGCAGAGGGCCATCTACAAGCACAGACAGAGCCAGCTTCTGTTGATCTAATTCTGTGTTGCAGAGAGCCAGATTTGCAGAGAAGTTTTCCGCGCCATATCCAAGACGGTCCAACAGCTCGCCAAATTGTCCTGTGGCCGAACCTGTGGCAAGTGTTTCTTGCAGGCTGTCCGCCAAACTCTCAATCTTTAGGGTGTCGGGAAATGTTGCCGCAGCATTGGCGAGCCCCTCAACTGCGATTTGCAGATTGCTCTCAGTAAATCCCGCCTGGAGTAAGTTGGATACGGCTTCGATACTGCTATCAGTTTCACCGGATACAGTATTGAAATCCATAAATGCCTGGCGTGCCGCGTCAATACCTACCCCCGCCTGACGAGCGTTGTTGTCTAGGAGCGAGAGGTCAGCACGGAACTCCTCTGTGGCCGGAACCGTAGCCAACACGGCCGCTCCTATCCCTCCGATCGTTGCCGTTACTGGTGCGAAGGCATCTTTAATCTTTCCAGCCTTTTGAGACACATTTTCAGCATTCCTGCCGAACTCGTCCATCCCGCTGGCACAATTATCGAAAGCTTTTTGTGTGTCCTTCAACTCTCGTTCTGTCTCCGCTAACTCGCGCTGGAGGGCATCATACTGGCCTCGGTCTATCTTTGCTCCAGCAAACTCTTTATCTAGTTTTTTGACCGCTTGCTGGAGTTCTTGATATCTCTTGCGGGTTTCCTCCAATTTTTGGTTGAAGGCATCATACTGGTCGGTAGAAATCCGCCCAGCCTCTAATTTGGCATTCATGGCGGCGGCATTTGCCTCCATGCCCTTCATTGAGGCTGCTACTGCATCCAGTTCCGCTTTGAGCGGTTCGTATTTTTCTTGGTATGCCTGTCCCCTTTGGAGCGCGGCGTCGGCACTCTGTGCCGCTTGTCGCAATGTCTCCAACTTCTGTGCCGTGCTTTCTGTTGCCTGCGCAAGTAGCTGCTGCTTCTGTGCCAACAGCTCTGTGTTCCCAGGGTCAAGTTTAAGCAGTCGCTCCACATCTTTCAGTGATTTTTGCGTGGCAGAGAGCTGCTTATTAGTGCCAGCCAGAGCCTTGTCCAGTTTTGTAGTATCGCCGCCAATCTCTACGGTGATGCCCTTAATTCGGTTGCGCGCCATGCTGACACCCCCCTAAAACCCGTCAAAATCCGCCTGCGTGGGCAAACGGTCATACTCGCAATCGTCGTTCCCCGCCTCAATCAGCATGTCGGTCACCATGCCGATGGTCAGCAGTTCTAGATCCCGGATCGGTATACCCAATTGTGCCGCTCGCAGCAAGAACAGGGCCGTGGTCATTTCCCGGTCTACTGGGTTCGTTTTTTTTTGCTTTCTCCGATGGATAGGTTATTAAGCTGCCAAAGCTCCAACAGCTGCGGGAATACCTCATAGATGGAGAAGGTGCCAAAGGTGTCCAGCCACTCCTCCACACTGTGCTCTTTCATATCCGGGTCTGCGTGGCGGGCCATTAAATAGGCCACATTCTCGAATACCTCCAGCATCTTCACTGGGATGGGCTGATCCCCACTCTCTGATTTCTCTATGGCAGTCTGTAAATCACGCATGTCTTGCATGATGTCTCGGCCGAACTTGATACGGTAGAGTCGAGGAACTGCCGCCGTGGCTCGGAAAAGAATATCGCGCCCATCAATTTTGATTGTCTTTTCCATTGTTAAACTCCAACAGTAGCCTGCTGCCAGACCTTTTGATACCATGCGTTGTACTTCTCGTCCGGCGTATCCGGGGTAGTCTTCGCTTTAATCACGCCACTGGAGAGCGGGGAGGCCGTGATGGTGATGGTCTCCGTGCTGGGTTCTTTGGTGTTGGTGGTGGTGGCCCCAGTCAGGCTCGGCCGAGTAGCCGCGCAGTTGTAGAGCACATGACGGACAGCCTTCTGATCGCCAGAAAACTCAAAAAGAAGGGCGAAGGGCTTGGGCTCCGCAGATACGTTCTCCACCAGTACCTTGTCCGTTGTGTCCTCTTTTTCCTGCAAAACATCCTTGCGGAAACTGTCTGGAATCAGGGCAATCTCCAAGTCACCGCTATAGCCGTCGTTTGCCGCAGTAACATAGTAGGCCATATCGTCGGCGTAAAATGTGCTGGTATCGCCCTGGGCATCCATGGACAGGTTGACCGCACCTGGGATACGTACCGGAGTGCCATATGTGACTTCTTCGCCTTCTTCAGTCAGCATGGCGTAATGCACATTTTTAAGGCCAAACTTTACTTTATTGGCTTTATTGGTAGGCATAATCACACCTCGATTTCATAAGTAATCTGATAAATTTTTTCCTCGTCGATGTACTCCTCGGACTTCTCCCAGCACAGCCCAGCCAAAACTGCTTCTACTCTGGCTTCGATTACTGGGTCTTTTGTGCTGGTATAGAGCTCCACTTGATAGCGACCAGCGGAGAAATACATCCCGTCGTCCGCATAAAACTGACTATCATATGCAAACAGATAGCAGACAAATGGCGGGGCCTGCCGGGTGCGGAAAGCCTGGTAGGCCACCGGCAACCCCGTCGTAGCTAGGCGCTGGGCTAATTCCTTCTGCGTCATTGCAGCGCCTCCCTCAATTTCTGCAGCAATTCGCGTTCCACCGCCTGCTCAGCGGGCCGGATGTGCGGAGTGCCATCCACCCGACCACCTCCTACCTTTGCATGACCATTCTCCAGCAGGTGGGTAAGTTGTCCGTCAGTCGCATTGTAAACTCTGACCCTGATGCCGTCCGTCCCCTCATAGGCCACGGTAGAGCGCCAACCCTTCCTATACTTCCCTGTGCACTTGGGGCTCCGGCGTTGTATATCCTTTTTGCAGTCCTCTCCAGCGGCCTTGACCACGCGCTTGACCTCATCCGTGACCTCTTCGCCATAGCTGGAGAGCTCCGCCCCGATAGCGTCTGCCAGAGCATCCAGCCGGATTCTAGCCATTGGCTACACCAGCTTTCTCCTCCAGGTACAGCTCCACTTCGTCGGTATCCCGCTTTTGGTAGGTGCGATAGATGCGGTAGCGCACGCCGTGCAGCTCGGCCTTCGGCTCACCACTGTAGTTGACCGCCGGGGTGATAAACACCAGAGCGGGCTTCATGCCCTCCCGGCCACCCTCGAACCATTCCGCACGGGCCACAGACTCCACGCGGCCGAACACCTCCGATCGGGTGCCGTCCCCCTCCACCTGCTCCAGCAAGTCGTTGGTCTGGATGTCCGCCCCAATCAAGACCAGCACATCATCCATCCGTCTCCCTCGCTTTCTGAGAAAACAGGCGGTTGTTAAGCGCCCACCGAAGCATACGCGGCATACCCGTTGTATCTTCCCGGCGTTTCCGGTATAGATAAGCTGCATACATCTCCGTCAACATGCAATCTTCTTGATTGCACAAGTCAAGGTTTATCCCCTCGGTTGTAATCAGAGACTGCGCTGACCAGATTAGGTCTCGCAAATATTCATCCATTCGAGGCGTAGAAATTTGTAAGTCTACTTTGAGCATGCTCAAAATTCCTTCATAAGTCACTCTCTACCCCTCCACTCTTTGGGCTCGCTTTTTTACGTCCCCCGTACCCGCGAGCGCGGCCGGGGGGATTTAACCCCCCGCTGCGCCCGTCACGGTAACGGTATATACTCTTACTGCGTTGCCCTGCTGCACGGTAACTGCAATCGTATTAGATGCGGATGCTGTCAGGGTAGCAGTGCCGCCATTGCGCAGATTCTTCCCGTTTACAGCAATAGTTACTTTGGCGTCAGGCTGCACCGCTGTGGCCTCGACCTTTGCGCTGTTCTTGGCCGCAGTGCCGCCGGAATAGGTCAGCTTCGTGGGGTCAAACGACGGTGTCAGCGTCACGCCCTCAATCGCCAAGTCCTGGAGCTGTGCATCGTTGGCGGTATCTGCCGCGAAGGTCATTACAGTAGTCACCGACTGATTGTTGATATTGATTGCCACAAATGCGCCTGGGATGATGGGCTGGCCGTCCGCTCTCTGCTTGCCCTTATATACCGTGTTGTCCTGTAAGAACTGAACCTCAGTAGACCGCTCAATCGTCATACCTGCGCGCATAGACAGGAGATACAGTTCGCCGTAGCCACCCACAATATCGCCATCAGGCATAAACTCCAGGATGTCGACATTGCCGTTGATAATGGGGAGTGTTCCTGCCAAATTGGCGACAATATCGCCGCTGGCCGTAAAGGTAATGAGCTTAGAGCGCAGCTTTGCGTGCGTCTTGCTGTTCATCGCCCAAAACTGTTCTCCACGGCTATAAGTTGTATATGTATTGCCGGTTGCCTCCATCAGCGCCGCCCAAAACTCAGCGCCGGTTACGCTATCGCCGCCGATCTTCTTAATATTGCTCTCGTGCAGATCCACCCATTCGGGCGCAGAGGCAGGATAATCGCTGGGGCGGGCAGTTTGCGCCAGTCTGGTAACAATGCCGAGCGGCATACGGGACGCCGAACCCTTGCCATAGAGGATCGCCTTGTCCATTGCCAAGCCAATGCTTTCGGAGATCATCTCGACAATCCAGGAAGCGAGATTTACGTCGCTGTCCTCCAGGATCGAGTTGCACACCGCAATATACCCGGCTACCTTATAGCCATCCACGGTAATCTGGTTAAACCCGAAAGACAGTTCATTGATGGCTCCACACATTTCCGTCCAAACTGCCTCCGGGATAGTTCCGGCAATAGTCTGGCGCGCCTCTCCAGTTACATTACGCACCCGTACCCGGTTGAGCAGTTTGGAATAGCGGAACATGTTTTCTGCAATCAACTCCAGGAACACGATAGGGATTGTCAGCTCAGTACCCGTGACAGCTCTGCTCTGGCCCTTAAGGCTACGCATCTGCTCCAGAAACGCCTTGGAATCCTCCTGCGCCAGAATCGCGGTGCGCCGCTCTCCGGGCAGAGCATCAAAGGCCCGGCGGTTCATGGGCAGGGCACGAATGTTGATCATTTCCATGTTGGTATCACCTCTCACAGTTTCATTCTTTTTGCTTTTCTCTGGAGATTGAGGCTTGGGGGCCATTCGCTCGATCTCCTCCAGTTCGTTTTCCAACCGTTCAATATCTGAGCTTAAGGTCTGCTTCGCCTGGTCGTGTTCTGCTTTCTCGTTTTCGTACTTTTCTACTTCGGCGCCCACCACAGCCTCTTGCTCAGCGTTTCCGGGCTCTACCTCGTTAATTGATGCCTCGAGCTCTGCCTCTCGCGTCTGGAACTCAGCATCCTTGGCCTCCAGCTCTGCCAGCTCTGCCTTTTTGGCATCAATGGACCGCCGGATCATTAGCACTTTCAGCATGTTTTGCACCTCCGTTAAATCAATTCAATCCGTTCCAGATCGACCCAAAATTCTACAGGGCTCCCAGTGGTATTTACTGCTTCCAAAAGTACACGGTCTGAACCGGTTTTCCCAATCCAATATCCTGTAATCTCACCAGAAAATCCGGTTACAATGTCTTTTGCTTGTCGCCCGATCAATTCCTTGTATTCCATATCGTTTATCCTTTCTGTTCAAAAAAAGAGCGTCCAACTATCGAGGGATCCTCGGTAGTCAACCACTCTCGGCTCTTCCCGGCCAACTCTTAGGCCGGGGCACTTTATTTCGTTTTACTTTTTCCCTTGTAACTTCTGTTACCGTTACGACTTTTTTGTCCGACATGTACCGTACATCTGCCGACTTCCCTCTCTCGAGCGCCCATTCAATGTCGGCAATATTTTCAGGTGTCAGTTTTACCATGCAGTTTCTCCATCGCCCGGTGTTTCCAGGCTTCCGTACGCTTGCGCTTGATTTCCTCCAGGTCATGTTTCCGCGCCGACACTGTAGTATCCTGATAGGCCGGGAACGTGCACGGTGAGATTTCGTATAGCGGGGATACTCGTTTAATCGTCCAGTGTACTGTTCCGTCTTCCCTGTACTCGGTTTCCTGATCTGCGATATCAAACCCAAAAGAGCATCCGGTAATATCTCCCCGCTGGATTCTTGCGTAAGCGTTCATTGCGTCGCTATCATCCCGGTTAATCCTAATGCGTCCCCACAGCCCCCGGCTATCCTGCTTGATTTCCATAGTCCCTGCGGAGGTGCGGCCCAGCACAAGATCCGTATTGTGGTTATACAGGGCCCGCACATCGTCACTCACAGAATCGTCAAAGGCCCCAGGTGCGATACTCTCAGTAGCCCCCGGCCACAGTTCATAGACAGAGTTAAATACAGCGAAATACCCCTCAATGTAGAGGTCTCCGCCATCTTCCCTGACCTCCATTCTGTCCATCGGGATATATCTATGTTCCATATCCTTCACCTCCGTTCTGGACCAACTTCCCCTGATCACCTAGCCTGTCGGCTGGCAGATAATTTTCCAGCGCCAAAAGTTCATTCATTTCCGCGTCCGGCGGCAGATTGAGCCAGCCGCGCCATTCATTTCGCCGTAGCGCCATCCGGTCAACCATTTCAGCACCAGCAGAAACCAACTCATTGATACTGTAGGAATATAGACTCCAGGAGTTAAAACGGAAAAACCACCCAGGCGAATACAGAAGTTTTTTTGTCATTTCCTGCTCAAGCGACCGAGCTAACGGCATGATAGTCGTGTTTACGAAGTTGTTCCACGCATCTCGGTTAAAGTCGCCCACTCCCAGTACAAACGGTGGTATACCCAACACTGCCGCTACAGTACGCTTGTCCAGCGTGACCATCGCGTCCAACGCAAGGTCGGACAGAGTCAGGGGTTTTACCTGCTCGACCGAAAACTGATCCGCCGGGATTAACCACGGTTCTCCAGCTTCTCCGCTCATGGCGTAGCTTTCCAGCAGTTTTTTCCGCCCGCTCGGGCTGGAGAACTCGTCAGTCAAAGCATCCACCTTGACAATGATTGATGGTTTCCACTTGGATGCCATAAATCCTCTTTGCGTAGTCGAGGATTGCTTTAGGTTATTAGCTACATCTGCCAGGGACACTCTATATCCGGTCCCGAGCCACGGGAAACAGCTATCTGGATTGAGGACAAAATGGAGAACACTATCCGGCGTATATTCCTTCCCGCCTATGTTAACCTTGTACCCCCACCCATCCTGAATAAAAAAGGCCATAGACGGCGGTATGGGGTTTAGATCTTGGATAATCCCATTTTTTGTGTTGGGCCATACAACTGCGTTTCCGTTCCCCTCCAAATACAGAGTGCGCACAATCCAATGGACAAATTGCTCCCTTGTAGTGTACCTATTAGGTGCTATGTCAATCTTTCTCGACAGTTCATTCCTAATCCGGATATCACCATTTTCTTGGTTTTCCATCAGGTGGATAGTCATAGACCCAATCAAACGAGCAATCGTATCCACTCCGGCCGCAATCTCTGGATTGTGAGACAAAGACGTATACCCCTGACAGGTCAGCGTATCAAACGCTTCACTGGAGCAAAGCCATGCAGCACTACGCTTCTTCGGGGGCTCGTCTCTTGCCTTTTGTTTTCTCTGCTTACTCTTCGCCAAACCAGTCCCTCGCTTTCTTTGCCCTCTCCAGATTTTCCAGATACCGTACACACGCAAACACAGAAGCATCAAATAAATCTATTCGATGTTCTGGTTGTACTTTGTCATACTGGATCATGTCATCCGTTTTCTCCACTGCCAGCACATTTTCAACACAATACTCGTACGCTTCGCTATGCAGATAATAGAGATTTCCGTCCTTCGCACTCTGTTCGATATGCCGGAACCCCTCTGATTTTTTGTAGTAATATTGGGGTTGGTCTATGATTTTAAATCCAGCAGACTTCATTCCAATAAAGTATTCTCGGCAAAACTTGCGGTCGTGTCCAATCTGTCGTATCTTGAACCCCTTCCGCCGCATGTCCACAAACCAGTTGACCACATCGGCGTGATTAACGGTGGGGCTGTTGCACAGTGTCAACCATCCATCATCGGCCCAGCCGAATAGTGGGATATTGTCCTGATCTGCTTTGATATGGGCCGCAACTACGGGGAAAAAGGCATGGGTGATGATGATGTCCACGTCCTTGTATCGGCCGAACAAAGCTGCCGCTGTCAGATCGTGTAGTTTGGATAGGTCGGCTCCGCCATACCAATCAATGGGCAACTTCGCAAGTTGCTCTATCGTCCATCCATATTGCCTGTCGCTTTTCCTAAACTCGTCTATATCAAAATAAGCTTTAAGCGCATTTGTATAGACGTTCAGGCTCTTAGCAAAGAAGTCTTTTCGCTGCTGAGGGTCGTTCTGCGCCTGGAGCGCGTCATTCAGAATCTCCTCCGGCCGGATACTTACCCCATAGGCTGGATTGGCCATCTCATGTACCTTCGGGTCTGTGAAGTCAATGCTTCCATCCTTTACGCCGTCTGGGGCACAGCACATGAAAATGAAATATTGCTCATCCTTGATTGTTCCGTCTAAGACCTTTCGGCAGTATTTCAGCCGCTGCCCTAGGAACGCTTGCTCGTTATCGCCTGCGGTGGAGATGCCGATCATCAGCTTGTTGGTGTACGCCTTCATGGCCTCTTTAATTATGTTGTACTGCTTCGGCGTCTTGTAGGCGTGCATCTCATCCGCGATAGCAAGGTTGCAGTTGAGGGAATCTTGGCGATCCGGATTGGCCGCCAGCGCCTGGATGAACAGGGAGCCGTCCCCCAGGTCGCCTTGGATACTATGCTCCTGGTTGTTATCAATCACCCGGAAATTGTCCTTTTCTCCCATCTGCTCCAGGTTGAAGTTGATGAAGTTGAAGCTCTCCAGGCTCTGTTTCAGCGCGGCAGCCACGATGTAGACCTTGCTTCCGCTCTTCCGGTTCAGCAGGGCCAGGCCCCAGGCCAGAGCGGCGGCGAAACTAGTCTTGATATTCTTACGGGGGATGTAAATCAAGGCTTCTTTGAAGCGGCGCTCTTTGGTGCCCTTCTTGTAAAAGCCCAATAGGTTGTAGACGATGAACTTATGAAACGGCTCCAGAAGGAAGGGCTGCCCCCGGAGCGGAGTGCCATCCAGCCGTTCGCCCTGCTGGTGTACGAAAGTTCGTTCAATGATTCGGATGACGAACTCAGCTTCTATTGGATTGAAATCGAAATCAGGGCTCTGCAAATCCCGCTCAAAACGTTCGCATGCCTGGATCAATTCCTTGCAGGCGATTTTCTTCTCTGACAAAATGTCAGATACGTATTTGTGGACAGTCCCATAGTTTGGGATGTTATCTAGCTTTTTACGGTCCACCACTCAATGCCTCCGCTAGTTTTGATTTCCTGGCACTCTTCTTTGCAGTATCTGCCTTTGCTTTCGGGTTTAACATGAGTCGGTCCGAATAGGTGACGATATCCTTTCGCAAACTTTCGATGGTCAGAGATAAAGGGGATTTTTTCTCTCCACCGTCCGCAGTAGGCGTTGAATAGCGGTAAGTTTTTCCGTCTTCGTATTCTGCCAGGAGTCGGCTGTACTGCTCTCGCATCCCGGAATAGATGTCAATTATCGGGTCATATTCTGTTTGATATGTCCCCATACATTTCATCGCCGAAATTGTCTGTGCTTTAATTGTATCTCGCGTGATTGCAGTTCGCCCCATCCCCTCTTACCTCCATCCGAAAAAAGTTTGTGTGCCTTGCTCTATTGGAAAGAGTTCCCTTCGCCGTTCCCCTGGGTGTGCTTTCATCAATCACTGACCGGGGGGGATACCCCTGATGCTCCGGGCAGTGCCGTCCTTCGCTGCAATGCCTTCCCCTCGTCCGTCAATCTGTTTGTGTTCCTGTCGTGTAACATATTGTGCATCTTCCGCGAGAGTGATACTAAGTTCCACGCACAGTACGCATACTCTGGATACTCGTCTGCTGGATATATGTGATGCACTAGGTCTGCTGGTACACGCTTGCCATATCGCTTAGATAGCTGGCACATATAGCCGTCGCGGCGCATAACTCTTTGAGATAGCTCACGCCATCTTTTGCTTTTGTAGTCCATGCAACAGCGCACCCCCTCGCTTCGTCAAACGCCCACTCCCTTTGAGGGCCAATATATTAACCCCGTAGGGGTTATATATATGGCCCTAAAGGGAGTACACCATCGCCGCCTAC